CAGCATCTTCAAGACCTTTAACATAGAAATAACCCATACCTCCAGGAAGAAGGGCAGCAGGTCTATCAACTAAAGTTCCAGAACCAGATGGGTCAGGAAGGGTAAAATAGAAAGAAGCACCACCGTCTTGGTTGGGAACAACCTGACCATCTCTTCTAACAACAGAACTTTGAGTGTAATCAGAAGGTTGTCTACCATATTTTTTAACAGAAGTTTTAGTAACCTTTGCACCCTGAGATTCTATTTCTTTCATCTCTTCTGGAGTATATTCTCTACCAGCAAAAGATGCTTTAAGTCCCTCAGCCAAAAACCTTGTTAAAGGATTTCCTTTATCTTGTGACTCGTCTTTCTTTATATTATCAGCCATTGAAACCTTATCTATAACGTATCTCTAGATTTGAACTTAAGCATAGGTTCAAATATAACTTTACTTGCTTGACTTAAAGAACCATCACCAATGGTTAGTTTCCTTAAATCAGTTAATGCATTGTTTCTGTAAATCTTTTTATCTCTAACAGCATTAGGGTCATTGATAGAATTTTTGTAATTAAAATAGTTCATTGAATCATCAACTATTTCAGTTGAAGCAATTAACTTATTTCTAGTCATCTCATCAATAGGAGCAGTTGGGTCATTCAACATTGACTTCAAATCTCTAAGCATTGTTTCTTGTTTAGAAATACCAAAGTCACCTTGTTGTAAAGCACGGTCTAAGAAAGGATTAGATATTCTTAAAGCCTTTCTATACTGCTCAGTTGCAGATTTAATGTATTGATGTTTTCTATAATCAGGTTCATTAGCGATAGCATCAAATGCTTTATCTTCAGCATCAAAGTATCTTTGTCTATCAACAGCAACTTGAACTTCGTTAAGGAAAGATTCTAAATCTCTACTCTTAATCATCTCTGATGCTTCAAACCAAGCATATGCTGCTGGACTGAAATCACCAACATCTGGTGCAGCCAAGAAAGCAACATCGCCATACTTCTTTATAAAGTCTTGGTTACGAATAGTCCAGTCTTTAACAGCATCAGTTTTTTGAAATGCTATTTCTTGAACTTTATCGTTACGAGAAACAGTGTAAACAAGTCTGTTAGGATTTTGTCCGACAAATGCTACTAATGCTTCTTCGTAAAGGTCATCACGTCTAGGGTTTGGTGCCTTGGCAAGGTTCTCATAAAGGTCAAAGAACTCTTGACGGATAGCACTAATACCAACTTCTCTTAAATAATCTGGAACATCTCTTGACTCTTTAGTTGACACACCGAAAGGTATTGGTGTCATACCAAGAATGTTTCTTAAAGCAACAACGTTATGCCCAGTTATTCTAATCTTTTTAATGTATTCATATTTTTCTTCAGCAGTTGCATTAACAGGTAAACCAATACCATTGGCTTGATTGTATGCAATTGCTTGATGAACAGCAGTTACTTCTTGTTTGTCTTTGTCATCTGAAGAGATAACTCTGTATGCTCTATCAAGCTAAACAGGTATTACTGCTCTACGGAAAGTTAAGTTGTCACCAATTTCGCCAAGCATAATGTTGTCAACTTTGTCAGCAACAACATCACCATAAGGGGTAGGTAAACTTCCTACTATTGTTTTGAATAACCACACAGAACCACCAGCAACAGGTCCAGATAGTGTTGGCATTGCTGCATCAGGTGACAAAGATGGGTTAGCAAAGTTCAAATTTAAACTAAAGTTATTAAATAATGGTTGTTTGTATCCTGCTTCACCGCCACCAAGAACATTCATTACAGGACTTACAGCCTGGAATATGAAGTTATCCATTGGCATAATTACATAACGTCCACCTGAAGCATCTTCGTGTATGAAACCACTACCATCTAAACCTAATGAGGCTAAACGCATTCTGTAAAGAACAGGTAATGTGTGTTTACGTAGACGATAAAAACGTCTCATAAAGTCTTCTGTTGCACGATAGAAACGTCCAACGTTACGAACAGACCAGGCTAATTGGCTTCGAATTGCAGGGTTATCAACAAAGTTTAATAGTTCCATTGTTGCTTCTTGGTTAGCAATTTCGGTATAACGTTTCTTTGCTACCTCTTTAGCCCAGAACATAGCAGAATCTGATGGGTTTGGTCCTACAGATTTTAAAATTTCTTTAGCAAAGTCTTGTTCTGCTTGACGATATACTTCTCGTTTAGCCAAGTACATTGCAGTGTGTGCAGGTGCACGATGCCATGCTGTTACTTGTTGGTCAAATCTTTCATAGAACCATTCTTTAACTTTACCGAAAGAAGATATACCATCGGAACCAGCAAAATCAATATTTGTTTTAAACTGTCCAGTTATTAAGTTATCTTGTGATGCAGCAAAGTATTCTTCAAAGTCTAATTCTTTCCATGCCTTATCTAAAGTAACTGGTGTTGGTGCATTAGGGGCAATCTTTGAATTAATTAAATCCCAAAGTCTTTGATTAAAGGCTTTCTCATAACCACCATTGAACTCGTTCTTTAAATCAGCAAGAACATTAACTACTCGTTCTTGTGCAATTTCAGCATCAGTAAAACCTTGTTTACGTTTAACAACTGAATCAGCAGAACCATTAATAAAGGCTCCAACAGTTTTAGGGTTACTTATAATCCAGTTATCTGTAGAATCTTTCCAAAATCCAATGTTTAACATTGAACTATCTACAGCATCTTGAATATCTTTAGGTGTTTGTAAACCATTATGTTTAAAGAATGTTTCGGCTGGTCTCCAATAGACCTTAAACCCTTGTGATTTTGGATTACCAAGTCTGAAATCGTTCATGCCAAAACGTTTTTTGGTTTCCCACCATTGACTAATTGCACGTTGACGTCGGTCAGCATTCTCAGCAACAGGTTTAAATATGCTGCTAATTGTTCCACCAAGTTCTTCAACTTGCTTACTTAAAGTATCTAATGGTGCAATTTCAATACGTGGCATTTCAAATCTGCCACCAAGACCAGAGTTAACAGCAACAGTTGAAGTAACTGATTCAAGAGCATGAGGGTTATTTACCAGCAAATCGTGCATATCTTCTCTTTGCTGTGCTGTTACTATCTTAATTTTAGTTTTCTCATCAACTGCACGAATAGATTCGTCAGCCAAGAACCCTATTTTTTCTACTTGAGATAAATCACGTGCAACTATTTGTGCTCTAACCTCATCAGTTATTGCACCAGAATAGTTTCTAAGTTTGTTTCTTAACCAGGCTATAGATTTTACTGGTCCACCAAGCATCACACCTGCTGCTGTTGCACCAAAACGACCTACACCTGATAAATAATTATATAATGCTTCCTTTGGTGCATAAAGCATGAAGAACATTTGTTCATCGATGGCTGATTTTATACCAAGTTTTGGTGCAAGTGTAAAGAATGTCCAGTTATCGTTTAATCCTTGGATTGTTTTACTGTTAGTTATTGCACCAACACGTTTAAGCATTTCATATTTGCTACCACCATGGACTTTAAACAAAGCATCTGAAGTAAATTGTGCAATTTCTTGCCAAGGTAGTTGACCAATATATGGTGTTTCGTTATAAGCGTGTATTGCACCTGAAGTTATTTGACGAACAGGTAGATTTTCGTCTAATGCTTCTGGTCCACCAGATAATACTCTTTGTTTAGCACTAACAACACCTGCATCAACAAACTCTTTACCAATAAAACTTTCAACTTGTGATAAGAAACCAGGTGCGTTACCAAATTGTTCGTTAAGAATCCTTTTCATGAACTCTTCGCCACCAGGCATAGCACTTACACCCATGCGATGCATGATAAATGAGTAAAGTCCACGTAATGCTAGAACTCTATCTCCAGGTGTTTCAAGGTTTCTGAACATTTGAGTATACAATTGTGCTAAAGGTTTACTCATTACTAACCCTGCAGTACTTTCAACAACATCAAGTGTGTTATCAACACCACTGGTTAACGCTTTTGCACCAGTTTCTGTTTCTTCAACTACGTTATTAACAATATTTATTGTTCTGTTACCAGGATGAATACGCAGTTTGTTTAGTAAACCATTAACACCTTTAAGGCTTTCTCTGGCAATACGTACAGATGGTGCGTTAGCAAATGTTTCTAAGTTCTTTGTTGAACCAAGTGCTGTTTCTTCACCCATTAGAAGGGTAGTTTGTAGAAAATCTTCAGTAAAAAGTTTTTGTTCTGATGGAGTTAATGCACTTTTAGTTGCTGCTTGCCAAAAGTTTGATACTTTTTCTGTTATTTCTTTTTTAATTGCACGTGTTTTACTTGCATGTAAAACGTGGTTGCCTACGAATCTTTGAGTTGAGTGTGTTCTTCCACCAAAGAATAAAGCAAAGTCATCCATTTTACTAAAATATTCTCTTGCTGATTTAGCATCAAATACTTTGTTGGCTGCTAGTAAAGATAGTGCTTCATCGGTATCAAATTGTGTACCTTGAGTTATCTTTAAAATCTCATCTTTAATACTCTTTTGAGCAACAGGGTTACCTTTTGCTTCAGCGTATCTTTGAACTTTAGGTCCAAGGTTGTCCCATGCTTGGACTACTTCAGGAAATTTTTCAAAAGCAATATCAATACCATCAGCACCAAGTTTGGCTAAGTTCGCTAATTTAGATGCTCTTGTTAAACCTAAACGTGCAATTGGTCCTAAACCAAAAGTAACATAGGTTAAAGGGTCAATCATTATTTGGTACTGTAAATCTAATACACCAGATAATGTGTTAAATGCAAGTTTGTAAAAAGGATTATCTGTTTGTCTGTTACCTAAAACGTTTCTTGCTGTGGTACGACCTGGGCTTAATTGTGCTCTTTTATATTGGTCAAGTATTGGTCTGAAAGTATCTGGTTGATTAAAAACTAAATCAACAATACTTCTTAATTCTTCACTGTCTAAACCTTGGTTAGCAATTATTTCGCCAGGTGTTTTACCTTGGGCTAGTCCTCTAGCAACAGTACCAACTGTTGCACCATAAGTTGCGTCTAATGTTTCAATTTGTTTTTGGTCAAACATGTTGGCACCATCCCAACCGTCTTGCCAAATCTTATTACTCAAATCAGGACCTTGTGCTGCTAATTGTGCAGTACGTCCTGGCATGTTAATAACATCACCGTATGTTTTGGCTACGTTAAAAGCACCAACAAAAGGTGATTTTATAAAATTAAAAGCAGCACTTGCTAAACTCCAGTTACTTGGTTGATTATTGTAATCTGATTTACCAAATAAACTTTCTAACGCTTTTTGAATCTCTGGGTCTAAAGCATCATAGGTTAACTTGGCATTATCTTTATCATCCATGTTTAACAGTTCACGATGCTTGTCAAACAAATAAGTGTATGACTCAATACTGTTTTTAGAAGATTTACTTAAGTTTGCTTTATAGGCAGCAGTTGCCAGATTAGGTGCAGTCTTCCATACAATCTGGTCCATTATGCTCCGATAATTGTGTTGTATGCTGCTGCTGTTTCACCTGAAGGGTCAAACTGCATAACCTCTGCTAGTACTTGTTCAATTGTTGGATTTTGTGGTGTAGGTAAATCTAATGAACTAAAGTCTGTACCAAGACCAACTCTTGAACCTTGTGTTGTTGGTTCTGATGGTCGTTCAGTCATCGCTGTTAAAGGAGTAAGTTTACCCATCATTGCTTTTTGAACATCAGCAGCAGTTGGTATTCTTGCAGCAGTTGGTTTACCAGCCATATCTGCACCTTGTTGTTGTTGCAACAATGCTTGACCTTCACCGTAAGAACCACCAGACATATAACGTACTGGTTGTTTGGAAGTGTTCATGTCAGTTCGTTTAGCGAACTTACTTGGTCCTGATACTTGCTCAGCCATTAATCCTCATCTTCATCAAGTGTGTTAAATTTTTCATCTAACAAACGCCCTGCTTCTGTAATCATTCCCTGTAATTTCCAGTTAGGAGATTTGTTGTCATCTAGTACATGTAAAAAGTATTTGCCATTGGAATCAATCATTTCAACAATGGTTATTGCACCTGTTAGCATTCCACCCATCGGATGCAAGTCTTGAACAAAATCGTTTAACGCATCCTGAAACTTTTTCACGTAATCAGGTTGTGTACGTTTTGTCATTTTATCCTGCTATCTGTCCTAGTATTTGTGCTATGTTTGGTGCTTGTGGTGGAGTGGCTCCAGTTGAGGGAGCGGGAGCACTCGTAGGGGACGGTTGTGCTACAACCTGCTGTGGTAACCCCTCAACTGGAGTAGGTTCAGGTTCAGCAAATACTTTCTTTGCTGCCTCTTCAATTGAAGTTCCATTTTGTCTTGCAGTTATTATTTCAGATAATTGTAAAATAAGTTTTGCAGGACTTTGTCCAGTTGCAATCATTTCAGGTAATGCTGCTGCACTTGATTCGATTGCTTTGTTTAAGTTATCTCTCATACGTTGAACATCAATGCGTTCTTGTTCTTTAGAAACATTCAATGCCCAAGGTAGTTCACTCATAACAAATTCGCGTGATACTAAATCCCCACCCATTGCTTGTAGTGAGAAGATAAGTGCACGTGATGGGTCAAGACCTGCCATCAGTCCATAACGAACTTCAACAGTGTAGTCACCTTTAATATCTTTTGAAGGATTGTATTTAAGTTCGTATGGTGCACCGTCATTTACACCACGAACTGTTTTATCCATTGGGAATATTTTTTCATCTATACGCATGCATAGACTTAAAACATCTTCAAAGGTTTGTGCTATTACTTGTTGTCCTGCTTTGATTTGTGAATCAAATGCACCTAATAACGCCTGGACACCTTGACCAGTGATAATGCTGGCATCAATGTTGCCAGTTCTACCTTCTGGATATCGGGCACCCAGACGCATTTCCTGTTGCAACACTGCTTGTTCAGTAAATGCTGCATTCGGTAACTCTAAACCGACTCTTCGGATTTGCTGAGGGTTTTGACTTCTCAACACAGCATCTGGTCCGAATGCTAATTCTTGAACATCATTAGGCAATGCCAACGGAGCCTGAACGGATTTCTCTGCTGCTTCAAGTGCAAGCAAGGAGAAACGTGCACGTGCGAGTTGAACCCACACCACGTCATCAAATTGTCCACGCATGTCATCATCAATGCTTGGGCGACGTGCAACACGTACCATCATCTCACCAATTGGATTAGGTGTACGTTTTAAAACAAGATTACTTTTTTGTGGAACAAACAAAAGGATTTGTTCAGCATCCTCATACTTAACCATTTCAACCATGGCATATAAATCAACATTGTCTCTACCGTTAGGTCCAACAAGTTGTGATTCGTATTCTGGAAATTCAACAATTAACTCTGCAAGAGTTTTATAATATCTACGAGTGTAAGAAACTAAACGATTAAAGCGGTCAAACTCTGGGTATGCACCAAGAGGATTATCTAAACGTATACGAGGCTGATTACTTTCAACATCTATTTCAACAACTATTGGTAAAAAACCATATGTGAGGTACCAATCAGCCCCAGTATACATTTGCGTTTGTAAGCGTGAAGAGTGAGCATAGTAGTTCACAATCATGCTTCGCTTCTCTGCCTGTGCTTTAGCACGGTCAGAAGTTACATTGAAGGTTGTGCAATTAAAACTTGGTAGAGGTGCAAGCACTTCTGCTAAATCTCTTGCCGCAACATCAATGAAGTTAGCAATCATTGGTTGGGTCATGCCTTCAGGGAAAAAGTCAGGGTACACGTTAGATATTTGTCCACGTCTTACAGACAAAACATTTGCCATACGTGTGTCACGCTCAGCGTTGCGACGTTTTAAAGCCTCAACCTTGTCAGCGATTTGTCGCACTTCAAGTGCCATTCAAACTCCTATTGGTATAAGTCAGCGTATGTTGCTGCTGCTAGTTCATCTAAGTTAACAACACCACGCTGGCGGATACCAGCCCTAGTTGCATATTTGTTGTAGTTATGAGATTGTGCAAACCCCATTTGCTGAATTAATTCTTTAACTCTAATCTCACAAAACCATAAAGCCATCACACAATCAGTAGCCTGTGTTTTCTTAACACCAGGTGCCCATGTAATAAGTTGATTAATTAAAGACTTAACATGCTCATTTCCTTCAGAAGAAGGAAGTTCAATTAAAGCATCATCCTGATACTTGCCATCACGTTCAGTGCCAAAAAGTGCAGCCATAGAAGCCACACCAAAATCAATATCCCATTTATTTTTACCAGTAAAGTGGGAACGGAACTGGATACCTCTAGAAGCAAGCCACTGGTTTAACTCTTCATCCAAAGCATACGCTTTCTGATGTGCGTTAATTTCAACACGTAACTCGTTAGGAGAATACTTGTTAACCCAATCTTCCATCAAAGCACGAATTTTTTGAGGATTAGGGTCTTCCATATTGTAAACATCAAGTATGTGACGCACTTGTGTTCTTCTATCAAAAGCCATCATCACAGCAGCAGTCTTACCAGACATTGCTGGGTCAATACCCATGATGGTATAAAAATCAGATTTAGGTGGATGCCCAACAGCACCAAACCTTAAAGGACCAGCCTTACGTGCACCATTAACAGAACCCTGAACAAGAACAGGACGGAAAATAGAATCTTCCTGAACATCTTGTTGCTGGTAAACCAAAGCCCATGTAGTCGGAGTTACTTCACCACGACGACGATACAGGGCAGGACCGTCCCACTTAGAATACAAACCATCAGCATCAGGTTCCTTTTTAGTACCTGACTTCTGGTCAGTCTTAGCCCACAAAGTAACCCAATCCTTTGGGTTCTCCGCGGTTTCTAAAACTGCTGGCATTGAAAAATAAGTGAAAGGTGACTTACCATTAGACCAATGCTTAGGGTTACGAATCTCCCTATACAAATCTGTGGCAGCAAACCTAGTACCCACAATTAACAAAATACCCTCGTCATCAAGACGAGTAACAACTTCCTTCTGAATCCATTCCAGTTGCTTCTCCCACTCATGGGCATTAGCACCAGTCACACAATCATCCAAAATAATCAAGTTAGCACGAGCACCATACACTTGACCACCAATACCCAAAGCCTGAATCGTAGGGTCCTTCTCAGTAGAAGTACGAGACAAGGTAATAGCGTTGGCTTTCCAAGAATCAGCATCCTCACGCCACCCACCAGGAGGAGCATAAGTAGCCTGCAACTTAGCCCACATAGGATGAGTTAAACGTTGCTTAATAGAATAAACAAACTCCTGAGCCTTAGTCAGGGTTTTAGAAATAACAATAATCCTAGTATTGTCAGGGTCCATACAAACTTTAAAAGTAGAATAATTCACAGTAATGGTAGTTGACTTAGCATGCTCAGGAGGCACATTAATCAACAACCTAGTAGGGTCAGCAGGCTCATACACCATGCTCGGATGCAACCAAGAAGGGTCGCGTCCCTCCAACACATCAATCCAATTCTGTTGATGGGGGAATATAGAACTGTTTAAAAATTTTTTAGAAAACTCAGCAAACTCAATATCATACTTATCCCCATCAAGTTCCCTACTAGCACCCTGCTGCCTAGCATCCTCAAGATTACGAGCAAACACAGGGTCACGATTCAACCACTGCCTCAAAGTACCAGCCTGCCGATTAACCATCGACATAGCCTGATTAACCCCAATACCAGAACCCACATATTCCAGCACCAAACGCTTAGCATCAGCAGTCTCAATAGCCTTCACATTAGCAGACTTAGCCTGAAACTTAGCCATCAAGAAACCCCTTAAACATCCCCCATCGTAACAACCTAATACTGGGTATCTGTAACAGTTTAACAGTACAATAAAACCCCCTAAAGGGGTTTTAAACAGTATACTGGAGGGGCATTAAAATATGCCCCTCACTATATACTAATCCGTCCAAAATACAAAAGCGGACAAAATAAAGCAAAATTGTTATAAAAGTAACCAAACTGTTACCAAAACGTTATAAACAGTAGGAGAATGTACCTGTAACAAAAAAATATTGTAGGTGATACACACTGGTATCTACTTGCAGTTTAATAACCCTGGGTTCTACTGTACCGTCACAAGTCCCACCCGACAGACCACAGCCTGCCTTTGTTTGGTCTGCTACAAAGGGACAATATGGTTTTGTCTT